TTTATCCTGCTCTTGAGGGTAAAGATTTCTTTACTGTTGGTATCATACTTGAAAATTTATCAGACGGTAATGGTGACTATATTAAAAGTTGGAATCACGCCAGTCTTTCAAGACCAACACAAACTGAACTGGACAATGCTAGTTAATGGCAAAGCCAACAGCCGCATCTGTACAGGCACAGATTGATACACATGAAGCAGTTTGCGCTGAACGCTGGAAAGAAACAATCCTGCGTATAAAGCGCATTGAACACATTATGATCGGAACTGCGGGAACTACGATTGTTCTGCTTATAGGCATAATAGTAAATGGATGATCCATGTATTCTTGCTGTTTGTCTTTATTGGATCGCAAGGTGACAAGCAATTAGTTAGCAATGATATGTATTTTAAATCGCTAGATGATTGCACATGGTACGCACAAACCCTTCACAAACAGGGATCACAGATAACAGCTTATTGTCTACCAGCTATTGTAGATAAAGATACAAAGGTGTACTGATGGAACCCATTTCTACTGCACTTGCTGGGATTGCTCTGGTTAAAGGGGCTACTGACGCTATAAAAGCGGCTATTGGGACTGCAAATGACATCAGTGAAATCGCTGGATATATCGACAATCTGTTTGATGGTCAAGCACAAGTAAATAGAGAGCGTAATAAACGATCTGGTGTTGGTGCTATGGATGGCATTGGCGGCGTAGCATCTGAAATGATCGACGCTAAGTTAGCTCAAGAAAAAATGTATGAAGTATCAATGTTGGTTGACTTGCGTTTTGGCAATGGTACTTGGAAAAGTATTGTTGAGGAACGAGCCAGACGCATACAAGCTCAAAAAGAACGTGCTAGACAAGCGGCCTTAGAAAAAGCGGCACAACGAAAAGAAATTTTTGATGGCTTGACTATGCTGTTTTATCTAATCATGGGTGTTTTGTTTGTTGGTTTAATTGTTCTGGTTGCTTTTAAAGCTAGTGCGTCTAATCCTAAAATGACAACATGCCGCTTGGCACATACCGAAGTAATAAGCAAAGATGAAGTCATTTGTTTTTATCAAGGCGCAAATAACACACAAGAACAGCACACATCATCACTGCACATAGGTTGCTCACGTTCTTATCAATGTGAATATAACCCTAGACCTTCTGGCTACTCTCTAAAGGGTACGTTAGATAGCATAAAGGATGCGTTAAAATGAGTGTAGAAACATTTCTAAGATGGAAGATACTGCCCCGATTAATGATGTTTGTGATGACAGTTATGTACATCAGAGTTATTGAATGGGGCATTAGCCTAGATGATTTAACTACACAGCAAAGCGCAATGATAAGCGTTGTTTCTGGTGCAATGACAGGGGCTTTCGCAGTCTGGTTAGGCAGTGAAAAATGAAACAGACCGCCACAAAACTAAACGAAGCAAGTGAAATAACAATTCCTTTGCGTAATCTTATTAGTATGATTGCGTTTACTGCTGTTTCTGTTTGGGTTTATTTTGGGCTGACAGAACGGATTAGTTTTCTTGAGCATAACCTTGAGCTTACTATGCAAGAGGTTGAAGAAAATGATAATTGGATAGATGATTTTGAGCCACCTAAATCTGTGCAAGATACTGTGGCAAGGGTACATGATCTTGAGATTGAGTTAGCAAAATTGAAATTATCAATGGAGTTAAATAAATGATACAGGCACTGATACCGATTGTGGGTAACTTGGCTGGCTCTTGGTTACAGGGCAAGGCTGATGAGAAGAAAGCCACCAGTGAAGCCAAGGTAGCCAAGGCCAAAGCAGAAGCAGAGGTAATGAAGGTTGCCGCTACGCATGAAGCTGGCTGGGAAAAGATCATGGCTAAGTCTAGCGACAATAGCTGGAAGGATGAAGCGTGGACTATATTGTTTATAGTTATAATTGCTATGTGTTTTATTCCATTAACCCAGCCTTATGTTGAGCGTGGGTTTGATGCTTTATCTGCTACACCAGACTGGTTTCAGTATGCGGTTTTTGCTTCAATAGGTGCCTCATTTGGAATCCGTGGGCTAAAAGGATTTAAAAAATAAGATGAGGTGACAAACCCCTTTGATCACCCCATCCATGTATATATTAGTTGAGGATTAAAAAAATGAACATAGATATATTGCGTCAGGAAATATCTGATGATGAGGGTTGTGTTAATTCTGTGTATTTAGATCATTTAGGTCTGGAAACTTGTGGTGTGGGTCATCTAATTTTGGAAGGTGAGCCTGAGTATGGTCAGCCTGTAGGTACAGATGTCTCTGAGGAACGTGTGCGTCAGCTATTTGCGCTGGACATTGCTGTAACTATAGAAGATTGCAAGATACTCTACCCGACATGGGATAGCATGAGTGATGAACTACATCACATTCTATGCAATCTCATGTTTAATATGGGTAGGCCGCGCATGTCTAAGTTTAAGAAATTTATTGCGGCTGTAGAAGCAGAGGATTATGAAACTGCTGGGGCTGAGTTAAAAGATAGTAGATACTATAAGCAAGTAACCAATAGAGCAGATCGTTTGATTGCTAGACTTGAGTTGTTGGCGATCCCTATTTAGGTCGCGGATGAGCAGAATGGTACGACTGCTCACCCGCTATGCGATAGGGAGAACCACCTAACTATCGCAGATTAGAATGGTATATCATCATCAATCTGTTTGCTAGATGGTTCATCTTGCGACTCTGCCTCTGCCTCTTGTTTCTTTTGCACTTCTGAAACTCTGAGTGACATATAAGCATTGTCACCTTTCATTTCTTTCCATGCCGCAATGCGCCAGTCTTGATGCAGACCGTCAAGCGGTCCGCTATAATCTGGCTGTTTGTTTTCATCGTTCTTATCTTTGTTTGCAAATAGAACACCAGCACGTTGATATACTTCGATGCGCTTACTGCCATCCTTAGACTCAGCCATGATGAGTGCTACCTGACCTTCATCACCCATGATGTTTAGCTTACCTTGCAGGATAAACTGTTGCTCTGGAAACGGCTTGAAGGCCGCGCCTCTGTTAGTGTTATCGTAATCGTTCATGCTATTTATCCTTTACTAATTTATATTGTGAAACCATACAAAAACCTCTTGGTAAATGTGGTCTCTTTAATTTTATTCTTCGCCTAACAATATTGTGACCATTGGCTCTTGCGTGTCTGATATAAGTAGTAATTGTTTGATATGTTAAACCTGTTTCTTGTACTAGATCGTGTTTGCTTTTGTATCTGCCAGCTATTCTATCTATAAATGGCTTGGAATACTTAGGCTTGCTTTTTTGTTTAGGTTTAACCTGTTCCTTTACAGGCTCTTTCATAGACCATATGAGTTTCTCTAACTTTCGATCTATGTCCATTAGCTTTGCATCTAAAGATGCTATTTGATTTCCGTAAAACATTACCATTCTCCTACAGATTTCTTACCAGCCTTTGAATCGGCGGCGTATTTGTTGCCATCCATCTCGCCAAGAAACACATCGGCATTGAATCCTAGATGTGACATAGCCTTGGTAAGACCATCGGTGATTGCCATCTTGGGTGCGTCCTCTGCCATCCTGCCTTTGGCAGAGTCAAAGAACTTTCTGCATCCAGAGAAAGGTCCAAAACAGTTATCTCTGTTTACAGTCCATATCATTACGTCAGCTATAACGGCTGTATCACCATTGCTTACATCTACAAAGCGGGTGTTGCTTGACCAGCCCCATCCATGTCCTATAGGTCCGAACGCTTCTGTTGCGCTACGCACTTGATACTGTGGATCAATAGCTGTAAACGATCTTGACCCGAATGATACTTTCTTTAGGTACTTAGGGTCTGACTTGGAAACTTTATTCCATAGGCTTAGTGTATCCTTAACCTGATTATCCTTAGACATCTTGGTTCTCCTTGTTAACTGTGACACGAAGTGATCCGCGCTTGTCGCGCTTGATGGTGAGAAGGTCACAGTAAACTTCTCGCTCATCGTTACTAACCATAGCTTTTAGTTCAGACTTGGCTGAATCAAACAGCTTGGCATTTGGCTCATGTTCAATGTAGTCATGGCATCTGCTGATGAACTCGTTATCAGATGACGCATCTCTGCGTACTAGGCCATCAACTTTGATTTTGTCTATAGATACAGGCGGTATCTGCTCATCTGCGAAAGGGCGTGTGTCATCTCTGACAAGCCTCCAGAACTCAGTTAGGTGAACTTGCATCTTGTGGATGTAGTCCCAATCCTTAGTGACATAGACAGATTCCCATCTGCGATTGCCAAAGATAACTGATAGGTAACAGCCTTTGGCCTGATGCACCCACATATAGAACTGCATCTGCGGCATGTACATTTGCAGACATGCCTCCATCTTGTTCATATCGTAGGTGTGTTTGCACTCAATGATCTCGTCAAAATATTTGCGATCAGTATGTATAAATCCGTCTACTGAACCTTTGAGTGGTACGCCTTCCCAATTCATTTCTTTGGTTAGGCCGTTGCCAACGCCATGATGACCAGCAACAATAGTTTCAACTTTTAATGTGGTGTGTTGTTTGGCAAACCAACGCTTGTTAAAGTGTTCTGTCTCTGTGCCTAGCTGTACTGCTAGGTTATCTGACAGATCAACAGGCTCTACCTTGCCTGTCTTTTCTTCCCATAGCGATGTCCAATCGCCATCCATGATGCGGCGCATATCGCTACCGCCAATAAAACCTTTGCGTTCCATGTGTGGTTCTCCTTTACTGAAACATTCTACTGCAACTGTGCAGTAAGCGCAACCCTTTTACTCTCCAATGCTCTTAACATCAGGTTACGTTTTGCCAACATCCAATCGATGTGCTGATAAAACTCAGCGAACGAAGGCCAAAACTTGGATGTCTTGGTCACTCGCTCTATTGCATAGAGTACAATGTCAGCTGGATACTCATGCAATAAACTAGCTAATGATTCTATTCGCACTAGCTGATCTTCTGAACTCTCCATAGAAGGCTTCACCACAACCGTTGCAAGCATGGTTAGCTGATCTTCTATCTGATTCCTTGGAAGCGGCACCAGTGCCTTTCTAACGGCGGTTATAGCCCTATCTATGCCATCTATGTCGGTGCATGTAATCTCGTAGCGTTGAACGATGGTCTGATAATCTGTATCAGTGAACCTCGTCCTGCTTATTTCTCTTACTGGATAGCCCGTGTGCGATTCCAGCGAAATGAGAAGCCTTCTGTCTACCTCGTGTGGACTTGCCAGTTCCAGTAGCCTTGCCAGACCCTGCTCTATCTGCTCGCCAGTTAAAGGCTCGATAGCACCAGCCCCTGTAAGCGAGGTCGATGTTGACGAATGTGCTTCCTTTGCTGGCGTGGTGACAACAGAATTGATTCGTTTCATACTCATGGTCTTGGTTCTCCTGTAGCTTAAGATCGATAGACTGCTTTAGTTCCTCACTCGGCAACCAATCTTCTGGCACCGCCTTCTTCTTTTTAGTTGATAGTTTAGTTGATAGGTTAGTGTTTCTCTCTGCAACAGTGGTGTTTCTGTGTGCAACAGTGGTGTTGCTTTCTGCAATAGGGAAAATGGTGTACAAAGTTGATCGCTGATTAGATCCACGCACTCTAGTTACTAGCCCCTGTTCTTCAAGCCAGTTAAGTTTTCTAGTTATAGTTGGTACGCTCATCTGTGTGCGATCAGATAACCTAGCTAGGCTAGGCCAGCACTCATGAGTATCTTCATTGGCATGGTCAGCTAGTACGACCATTAGCCATTTGGCATAGCAGTCAGGTATATCAGACTTGATTGCCCTCGCCATCAGTAGAAATGACATTGTGGTTCTCCAATAATAATGGTGCAATCTTTTCTGCGAACACATCGCCATCAAAGATTACTAATGTTTTTGGTGTGCCTGTCCTGCGTTTATAGAACAGCACATCTCTAACTACAGTGAATGGATTCGGGAATCCAGACTTGTCTCTGTACTTTACTTCAACCACCATTGGGTTGCCTTTGACTTCCCAGATGATGTCTCCGCTATACTCTCCTCCCAACGCTCCTGATAGCGGTTGCCTTTTCGCTTTGAAGCCGAGGGCTTTGAGCCATTCAACGAATCTTCTTTCGTGGTAGTCTCCTTTAGCGCGACTCTTGCTTGCCATGTATCTGCCTCGTAACAATCAATACAGATTGTATGATAAGTTGGTGGACTTTCTGTAGCTAATAAACAAACGAACCAAGGTGTATCTGTACTACAGGCATCACATTTCTGTGGCTTGCCTGTTTTATCGTACAGTTTCTTTCTTATGGATCGTGATCTTGAGGCCAAGCGCATCCAACCAACAGCTAAATAAAAAACCAGAAGGCACTCGTTTGTATCTTTCCCACTTGTGAATCAAAGACTTAGCGCATCCTATCCTGTGAGCTAGTTCTTCTTGCGACATATTTAATTCGTTACGTCTAGCTACCATTGTAGATATTAAATCTTGGTAGCTATCTGGAACTTGTATGTCGCTCTTGAAGTGCTGAAAGTTTTCCAATCGATGCTTCCACTAATAATGCAGTGCTATGTCTAAGGTCACGACCCTGCTTTGCTCTATAGTAAGTAGAGTCGCGTACCCCAGCATGTACAAACGCCTTCTTTAGACTGACGTTTGCACTTGCAGACATTTCTTTGAGTGTATCCATATAACTAAGCATGGACACATCATCTGCATCAACGCAGTGATTGTCAAGTTAATCGTAATGCCACAAACTAGATTCAACGATTGTTACCTTACGGCTTACAGTTCCATGACGATCGTCAACAACAACATCATCTGCAAAAGCATCATCAGGTAAAGACGCGGCTACTTTTTCCCAGCCTTCCCTGTCTTGTTTCTGTCTTAGCGCATCGCTTTTTGTATGCGATAAACCAGCAGTTGTTTTGCAATAATTTCTTACATCTTTATGTAGTACATACTTGCCCATAGCTCACTCCTCTGGCTTGTAAAATTCTTTTGACCACATGACTAGCTGTTGTCTGCCTGATGTACCTTTGCGTTTGCGATGATCTACAAAGATTAAACCTTTTTCTTTAAGTTGTTTGTATCTAGCTGTGACTGTGCTGTATCTGTGGTTAGGAATAATATCTAAAACGTCATCAGATATACATCCTTTATCTGCAAAAGATGTTATGGCGGCAAGAACTATACGTTCCATCTTGCCAACATTTAGTTTTTCTGCCGCTTCATGACTTGTACTTGGGTCATCATTGCGTACCAACTTGAACGCTGGTGTCTCTGGAAATTTTGGCTGGTCTAATCCCAGCTTGTCGAATAGATCATTCATATCGTTGTGGTTCCTTCCTTTGTTTCAATAACTATTGAGCCTTCCATAGTTTTCCATTCACCTATATCAAATGCGGTATCGATTGCATCCTGTGGATTTTTTGCATTGACGGTTTGATAAACTGTGTAGCTTTGATAGCTGGTGAAAGCATCTGACTTACAATTTGGACATTCATCTGAAACATTTGCAAAATAAGTTTGGTATCCACATCCATCACATTGAACATATTCCTGACATGAAATTGTACCTGTAATTTTAGTACGGTATATCATCATCAATCTCCTGTATTGGATTGTGTAATTCCCATGCGGCAATAGCGCGTTTAAGAAATTTTTCTTTGTTGAACTTTGGATTAGTAGCTACCAATGCCTCTGCCATATCTACAATAGCACTAGGCCAAGACATCAATGGTGCTACATGGTCTGCAAGATATTCGTAATGACGTTGTTGCATAAGTGCCATGTCTAAACCTCCTTCAAAGGTGGGCGATAATTATCATCTTCATTCGCATCTCTATATAAAACTTCATCATATGTTGCCGCGACTCTATCTATAGACCACATCGCTTGCTGTATTTGATAATTGAATTGCGATTGATCCTCTGACGCACGTTCGTTGAGCAAAGCCAATGATCGTTGCACTTCTCTAACTTGATTGATAAATGATATTTCCATCATGGTTCTCCCATTGTTGAAGCAAGGCGCAACCGCCCCCTGCCTTATGTGGGGCGGGGCGGTTACGCCGAGCGATTAAACACTATGCCAGTTAGCTTTCTTGAATACCTTGGCTAGCTGATTGTCACGCAACCGTTGTGTATTAGCTGGTGAACGTGACTCACTGGTATGACTAGCCCAATAGGTACAAGCATTGTATAAAGCCCATTTGTTTGAGCCTAGCTTAGACTTGTCGCTGTACCAGCATGACATGAGTGCATCTAACATGCGTTCATTCCATTTGAATGTGCTTGTTTTGTTAGGTACACGGCACATGCTATGCTTGAAGAACATTTCAGCCATTTCATCATCGACATGCGTTGACATCCACGACTTGTAAATGTCTGGTGTTTGCAAAAATGATTCCAAGCCAGCTTTGATCTTGCTTGAACTGCCTTCTACATTGACGTTGGTTGTATGCTTTGCCCATGTATTAGCTACAGTATCAGAATGTGTACATCCATTCAGACACCATAAGCGTAGGCCAAAAGCTGATTGTTGAAACGCCCAGCTACTATCATATGAGTTGAAGAACTGAACGCGGAACTTTACGTAGTCACCTACTGCTGGTTCAACAGTCAGATCATTGAAGTCTATCGTGCCGCGTAACTTAGCACCGTTGTCAAAGATTTCGATTTTTGTTTCGTAATCATTAGATACAGACGATTGCTTTACGGCATCAAGCACAGAGTTAACTACATCATCATGCTTGATTGCTTTGTATTTAGAGCCATGAACGCCAAGAATTTGATTGGTATCTGTACGCATGATTGCTTGTGCCATAGATGTAGGCACATCGTACAAGTTACAGTCATCGACCTTGCTTGCTGTTAGGTTCACTGTTTCTACAGGGAATGACCATTCGTTTTCGATGATCTGTACTGTTGTCATATCATTCATAGTGGTTCTCCTTTTTTGAATGATTTATTTGCGGATGATACCGCCATAGATGGCAAGCGAAATGCCGCCAAATATTAATCCTAATTGCATCAGGAATACGTTGGTTGACATTGGTTCAGCCATTGATGTGCCGAATACCATTGCAAAAATACCTAGTCCGATAAGAAAGTTTGACATTTTTTCCTCAATTTCACTGCGTACTTGCAGTGTATAACAGTTGATTGCAGACTGCAACTAATAATGTTGGGTGTTTGCCCTGCGGCGGCGTGAAATATAGCCATAAAAAAAGCCCCGATGCCGAAGCACCGAGGCAGTAGGGAGAGAAAGGTGCTACTTAGCACCCTGCATAGCTTGGTATTTAGCTTCTAGTTTGTCAACAGATCCAGCGATAGCCTTGCTATCTGCGTGTACCTTTGGAAACAGTTGCTCGGAAGCTGTCTGGAAGTAACGCTCCAGATCGTCATTGACTTTGATCTGATGCTGATTCCATTCGATGTCATTTTGTAGCTGTAAGATTCTGTCATTATCAAGGATGACACCGTGTTCCTTGTGTTCGATGTAGAGATTCAGACATTCTTCTTCCATGTTCTGTATCTTAGTCATCTTGTTATCAGTATTCCACTTGATGTCTTTGATGATCTTATTAGTGAAGTATTGTAATGTTGAGTTTGTAGTTCTATCCGAAAGTGAAAAGAGTTTTGTGATGTCTTTTGCGAAAGTGTTAGTAAGAACTTGCTTTGTCATAGCTGACTCCATTTGAAACTGACGAGGAACTGCCCTCGCCTTATGCCCCATCCGAAAGCACGGCCTGTTACCCACGGCGCAAGACAGCCCTGCTGGGCTGGTAAAGCGTCCAAGTATAGTCCAGCCACGGCGAGACCGAAAACTACCCAGTAGAAACAACCATTGGCAGGGTGCGGCCTGCGACTATACTTGGATGACAGGTTGTGCTTCGGATAATGGGGCTTGGCGAGGACAGTTGCTTGGCAGGGGCAAGTGGGGTCAGCTTCTAATGACAAAGCAAGTTGTTGCTGACACGAGAGGAAAAGGCCTCGCAAAATGCTTTTCACCTTTCTGATAGTTGTTGTCGTGTAGTTGTTGTTATATATACCCCCCTCTCCTTGCGTGTTGCGCATCACTTGGAACGTCCGTTGTGAATAGGTTATCAGACCTATTCGCATCGCAACGGCCAATCGTGATGTGCGTATGCCACGCAAACAGCTGTGATATGGTGTCGTTTTGTGCGTTGACAAGATGTTCAGAAAGGTATGAAAGTGGGGGGGAACCAAAGGGGGGGCAAATGACAAGTGTAGTTAAGCTAACCGATAAACAGACTGCTTTGGTGGATACACTAGTAGCAAAAGGATGTACCGTAAAAGATGCCGCTGAGATTGCTGGCTACGCAAAGGGTGATGCAGGTAGAGTGACAGCACAGAAGACTCTTAAGCTCCCGCATGTGCAGTCGTACATGATGCAAGCGATAGGTGAGCAAATGGGATTGAGTGCTACTCTAGCCGCCAGCAAGATGCTGAACCTAGCTAAAGGTGCCAAGAGTGAGTACGTTCAGCTAGAAGCTAGCAAGGATATCTTTGACAGAGCTGGCTTCAAGGCACCGGATAAGCATATGCACCTACATGCTGGCGAGATAAAGGTGAGCATTGATCTTGGCTAGTGGTGGCAGGATGAATCGCTACGCGATGCTTTATTGGCGAGACAGGCTAAATGGTAGCCCGCCTGTCGCCTCGCATGGCTTTTGCTGTGGAGGACAAGTGTTAACAGAGGGGGGTGGCCCAAAAGTTGGCGGTTGTCACTGTCACGTAGTCCCTCACTCACATGATAGTTAAAAAAAGCACGATACAGCAATTAGTACAGAGTAGTCCTTATCACAGTTGGTGGGGTGATAGAGAGTTAGAATTGTACGTTGCTCGTCCTATTAGTTTAGGGCAGTGTTTGATAGAGGATGGTGTATTGGCTACTTGGGGTTTTCCTAATGGGGATCAGGTGGAAAAATATTTAGCCACTAGAAGGTTTGATTCTGATTGGTTTGCTGGTGGTGGTGATACTGTTTGGTTAGTGGATTTTATTTGTTTAGGTGGTAAGGTTGAGATTGCCAGATCATTTAAGGGGCTTATTGGTTTGTTTAGTGGCTTGGGTTATCGTGATGCTTACTGGCTTCGTACAGAGACAGGCAAGCTAGGCTGGTTTAAGTTAAAGGAGACTTGATATGGGTTCTGGTGGTGGCGGCGGTGGCGGTCAGGATAATAGTCCTAACGCTGATGCGGCAATAACAAGACGACAGCAGGAGAGGGCTAGAGAGCGTTCCCGCAGTATTCCGACTGATACAAGTGGTTCTTCAAGAGATCCGAACTTTGGTGCTAAAGCACCCGCACCGCAGATGGGCAGAAGCCCTGCGGCTTTCCAAGCAATGTTAGGTAGCACTGGACAAGGTGCAAGGGATTCGGCGGCGTTAGCTGGGCGTTCTGAGTTTGGGAGTGCTTCTAACTTTAATGCACTTGGCAAGATGGTGACTGAGGCAAGGGGTGACACAAGGGTTGTTATTCCTAGCGTTACAACTGCTGGCGCGGCTATTGCCAAGAGAAAGATGAATGAGGCTATGCTTCAGAAGGTTATTGCTGGTGGCAAGCCTGTGTTTAAGGATGGCAACATTGTTGGTGTTGATGAGGATGGCACATACACTGGCATGGCTAGTGCTAGTCCTTACAAGAATGTACCCACCACTGAGCAGGAAACCAGAGATGACCCTATGCCTTCCGAGCCTAAGATAGAGGATGAGCCTGACGAGGTTGAGCCTGTTATTGCTGGCAGTGGCAGAAGCACTAAGGCTGGGCGTGGTAAAGGCAGACGCGGTGTAGCTTTTGGCACACGCCGTTCACTGGTTAATCTTAGAAGTCTTGGCAAACGAGGGCTTGGTTAATGAAAACCCCAGCATGGACACGCAAGGCGGGTAAGAATCCTAAAGGTGGATTAAATCAAGCGGGGCGTGACTCTTACAAGGGCGGCACTTTAAAAGCCCCTGTTAAGTCAGGTGACAATCCACGCAGGGCATCTTTTCTGCAACGCATGGGTGGCATGAGGGGTCCTGAGAGGGACGAGAAGGGCAGACCAACCAGACTTCTTCTTAGCTTAAGGGCTTGGGGTGCTGGTAGTAAAGCAGAGGCCAAGCGTATCGGCGCGGCTATATCACGCAGAAACAAAGCTAAAAAAGGAAAAGCATAATGAAGAAGGTAACAACCCCGAAGAAGAAAAAATCGCTATTAGTCAAAACATCTAGTCGTGCTGATAGCCCCAAAATTGATCGTAAGCGTTACTTGAGTCAATTTAACAGCCTAGTCAAAGACGGCATGTCTGCAAAATCTGCGGCTAAAAAAGTACAGAAACAAGCGGTTGATGACATTGCGATGTTGCTCGACACAAACACTTCTGAGGAATCAAGGCAGTCTATAGCAATTCAATTACTGCAAGAGCCTAACGAAGATGGTGATAGCTTTCAAAGAGAGCTTACCAAGGCTGGGATAAGTAAGGAACGGTCTATGCGAAAATTAAGAGTATTGCCAAAATAGAGGAAAATAAAATGCCAAACGTAGCAGGAAAGAAATATGCCTACACACCAGAAGGCAAAAAGAAAGCTAAGAAGGCGGCAAAGTCATTGCTGACTAAGCAACAAGCTTCTTTGCCAAAGGCACTTCAACAAAAAATTATTAAATCGAAGATGAAGCAATCATGAAGTACACATTTACAGATGGCACTCCCTATGAAGGGCCAACTATTAAGATGCCTGATGGACGTATTCTTTCTGGCGCAACCTATATGCCAGACTCACGCCGACTAATACCTATGGAGAAAGAAGATGGCGGTCAACGAAGCGGGGAACTACACGAAGCCCAAACTGAGGAAAAGCCTGTTCAACCGCGTAAAGCGCGAGGCAAAGGGCGGAAAAGCGGGTCAGTGGTCAGCAAGAAAAGCGCAAAGGCTAGCCCTGCTGTATAAGAAAGCTGGTGGTGGATACACTAGCTAATATACCAATATACGTAACCCTAAGCAGAGGTATAATTGTATAATGAAAAAAACACCTAAAGTACCAACAGAAGGTCAATTTAAGTCTTTGCTTAAAAAAGTTGGCAAGCTTGATGATGATGTTATGATTTTTTCTGATGCAGACGCAATGAAAACTGGCAGTTGGGCTGGTTTAAGTAAAAGACAAAAAATTAAAATTTTTAAGTTTTATCAAGATAGATTGTCACAACAAAACAGCAATCGAGTTTTTAATAAAGATGGTAGCCCTAACTTTGATTGATATAAAATGAAAGCACCGCAGAAATCATTACGCGCTTGGACTAAACAAAAATGGCGCACTAAGTCTGGCAAGCCTAGCACACAGGGCAGTAAGGCTACTGGTGAGCGTTACCTTCCAAGCAAAGCCATCGAAGCAATGAGTGACTCAGAGTATCAACGCACCACAAGAGCGAAGCGGGCGGCGATACGAAAAGGTAAGCAATTCGCCAAGCAACCAAAGGATGTCGCAAAGAAGGCGGCACGATACAGATGAGTTTCATGCACACTATCAAGCCAGAGGAACGTGAAGTTCTAAGGCGTGTTGTTAAAAAAGTACATCTAGCATACCATCCTAAAGAGTTCTGCACCGACTTAGAGGCTGACAAGGTTATAGCAACCATTGGTCCTGAGATTGTAGAACGCATGATTAAGTTTGGTAAGGATCACAAGGTTGACCAGCTTTAAGTACAAGCCTGATGGCGAAGTCTTGAAAGCCTTTATGAAGAACGAATCGTTCTTTCGTGGCATACGCGGTCCTGTTGGGTCGGGTAAATCTGTAAGCTGTTGCGTTGAAGTATTCCGCAGAGCCTTACAACAAGAGCGAAACAAAGATGGTGTACGCCGTAGTAGGTGGGCAATCATTCGTAATACTAATCCACAGCTAAGAACAACTACGATCAAGACATGGCTTGATTGGTTTCCCGAAGAAGATTGGGGCAAGTTCTTATGGTCTGTGCCTTACACTCATTGGATAAAACAAGCTGACTTAGAGCTTGAAGTAATCTTCCTAGCCCTTGATCGACCAGAAGATGTCAAGAAGCTATTGTCCCTTGAGCTTACTGGCATCTGGATCAACGAGGCTAGGGAGATACCTAAATCAATTATTGATGCGTGTACTATGCGTGTTGGGCGTTTCCCTTCTATGCGTGATGGTGGTCCTACTTGGTCTGGTGTTATAGCTGACACCAATGCACCCGAAGAAGATCACTGGTGGCCTATTATGTCTGGTGAAGTTCCTATCCCTGACCACATTCCTCAAGAGCAAGCCAAGATGTTGGTCAAGCCTGATAACTGGTCTTTCTATGTGCAACCAGAGGCCATGATAGAAAAGACAGATGATAATGGTGGCGTGTTAGAATATCTGCCAAATAAAAGTGCTGAAAATAAACAGAACATGCTTAAGACATATTATTCTAATCTTATACGCGGTAAGACAAAAAGCTGGATTGATGTGTATGTAATGAATAGACTTGGTACAATCCAAGAAGGAAAGCCTGTATATCCTATGTTTGTTGCAGATACGCACATAGCTAAAGAAGAAATACCAGTTGCAGATGGTGTGCCTTTGTATGTGGGCATTGACTTTGGCCTTACTCCTGCGGCTGTCTTTGGTCAGAAGGTTAGAGGCAGATGGCTTATACAGTCAGAGATTGTGGCTATTGATATGGGCATTGTTAGGTTTGCTGAATTACTGCGCCAAGAAATAGCAACTAGGTTTGCTGTTCTAAATGATGTTCATATCTATGGTGATCCTGCTGGTGACTTCCGCGCACAGACTGATGAAAGCACACCTTTTCAAATACTTAGGGGTGCTGGCCTAAGAGCAAACCCAACTCATAGCAATTCTGTTGATCTTAGACTTGAAGCTGTCTCAAGCAACCTAAACAAAATGGTCGAGGGCAAGCCAGCATTTATGATTGATCGGCGTTGCCCAACACTAATCAAAGGCTTTGAAGGTGGCTATGGATACAAGCGTATGCAAGTATCTGGTGAAAGGTTTGATGATAAGCCTGACAAGAATATGTATTCACACATCCACGATGCTCTACAATACTTAATGCTGGGTGCTGGTGAGGGCAGACAGTTAATATCTGGTCAAAGACAAGCCAAGGCTTTTAATGCCAAAGCAGAGTATGATGTCTTTGCTAGGAAGCCAAAGCAAACCAAACGGCATGGTTTGTGGGCTAGAATGTAATTTGTGAGTTGCAGACTGCAATAAATTGTGGTTAGGAATAGATAGTTATAAAGGAGATAGCCATGTGTGTAGGTCGTGGACCTAAAACGCCCTCAGTAGATCCTGCTATTAAGGCACAGCAAGAGGCTGATAGAGCTAAAGCACTTGAAGAAAAGAAGGGTGCAAAGCAAGAGGCTCTTGAAGAAACTGTAAAAAGTATGCGTAAGGGGTCAGGACGCAGATCTTTAATAAGTGGATCTGGTGGTGGTGTTGGATTTTATAACAGGTTTAATCAATGATAACATATACAGACACATCATCCTTTGGTGGATCTGGTGGCGGCAATGATAAAGTTGCCGCTATGTATTTGAAAAAATACGAAAAAGCTAAATCTATGCGTGAAAACTTTGTACCACTCTTTGAGGAGTGTTATGAGTATGCGCTTCCACAGCGCGAGTCGTTCTATTATGAAACGATTGGTCAGCGCAGGGATGATAAGATCTTTGATGAGACTGCCGTTGTTGGTGTGCAAGAGTTTGCATCCCGCTTACAACAGGGTCTTGTGCCTAACTTTGCACGTTGGGCAGACTTTACATCTGGCAGTGAAGTGCCACCTGACTCACGCGAAAGCGTTGATAACGACTTAGATGAAGTCACAGAGTATGTGTTTGAAGTAATACAGAACTCAAACTTTGGTCAGGAAGTGCATGAGTCATTCATGGATCTGGCTGTTGGTACTGGCGTATTGAGCGTTGCAGAAGGTGATGCAATCAATCCTGTAGTGTTCTCTGCTATACCGTTACCGCATGTTGTGCTTGATTCTGGTCCTGATGACAAGATCGATCATGTATATAGAGAAAGACAAGTTCGCGCATCTGACATTGAAATTATGTATCCAAAGGCGAAGATTAGTGACAAACTTACTAGCAAGATTAACAACTATCCTGATGAACGCATTAAGATACTTGAAATCGTTTGTAAGGATTACACAGTTAAAAACGAAGATGCCTACCTTTTCTATGCTATCGAATGTGATACCAAAGAAATTGTTAAAGAGGAAAAGTACCGAGGTGTTGGGTCAAATCCTTTTGTTTGCTTCCGTTGGTCAAAATGTAGCGGCGAAGTCTATGGGCGGGGTCCTCTCATCAATGCGCTTAGTGCTATTAAAACTACAAATCTTACGATTGAACTTATACTTGAGAACGCGCAAATGGCTATCTCAGGTATATACCAAATGGAAGATGACGGAGTAGTTAACCCAGATACAATTAACTTGGTTCCGGGAACGGTTATACCAAAAGCTACTGGATCACGCGGTCTTGAGCCTATTCGTGCGGCTGGTTCGTTTGATGTAGCTAACCTTGTTCTTTCAGACATGCGCTTGAATATTAAACGTGCGCTATACAATGATATGCTTGGTAATCCTGATCGTACTCCTGCTTCTGCTACAGAGGTTGCAGAACGTATGTCAGATTTATCTCGGCGTATTGGTTCTGCCTTTGGCAGACTACAAGCAGAACTTGTTCAGCCTGTTCTTCAAAGGGTGGTGTACATTCTAAAGAAGCAGGGGCGAATTGATCTTCCGACTATTAATGGTCGTGAAGTAAAAGTACGTTCAGTATCACCTCTTGCACAGGCACAGGCCAATCAAGATATATCCTCCGTTGCTCGTTGGCTTGAGCTTGTGCAGGGCAGTTTTGGTCCAGAGGTAATGAACCTACTTATTAATTCAGAAGATACCGCCGCTTACTTAGCAAAGAAGTTTGGCGTCCCTGATACACTGATCCGCGACCTTGAGGAACGCAGACAAATGGTGGCTATGGCACAAGCGATGCAACAGCAACAAATGTCTCAACCTCAAGAGGAACAGATAATTGGTACGCAACAATAACGCATATCTAGGACTTGATGGTTATCAGCGTAAGAAAGAAGAAGATGTTAAGATTAGCTTGAATCTAGCTAGTCTGTTTAGCACTGATACTGGCGCAGAAGTCTTACGCTATCTAAGATCAATCACAATAGAACAAGTTCATGGTGCAGGGGTTTCCGATGCGGAACTGCGCCATATGGAAGGTCAGCGATATATCGTTGGCCTCATTGAATCACGCATCCGTCACGCACATAGGGCAAAAAACGATGAATGAAGAAGCGCAAGTAGAAGCACCACAGGAAAGTGATGTTGTTACTGAGGGCGGCGATCCGTTATTGCAAACGGAATCAGAGCGTCCTGAGTGGTTGCCAGAAAAGTTTAAGACCGCAGAAGATCTGGCTACAGCATACTCATCACTTGAAGGCAAGCTAGGTCAAAAGGACGAGGAAGCTAGAGATGCTTGGATGAAAGAAATCCAAGAAGAAGCATTTGCTAATCGTCCAGCAGAGGTAGGTGATTATCAGTTGCCAGAAGGTTTTGATGAAACTCAAACAGAAGGCAATGAGTTGCTTAACTGGTGGGCTAATCAATCATATGAAAACGGCTACAGCCAAGAGGAGTTCCAAGAAGGCATACAGATGTATATGGATGCTTTGAACGCTGATGTTCCTGACTTTGAAGCCGAGACTGCAAGGCTTGGTGACAATGCTTCTGCAAGAACAGAAGCGGCTAGTTTGTTTGCTAACCAGTTTTTTCCAGAAGAACACATAACAGCGATAGAGCGTATGTGTGAAACTGCTGATGGCATTATGGCTCTTGAGCATATTATGGAGCAAGTTAAGCAGTCTGGTCCTGCTGGTAGTGCAGAAACAGTCGCACAAACAAGCGAAGCTGAATTAAAAGCGATGATGTTAGATCCACGGTATCATGATCCTGCTAGGCGTGACGCACATTTTGTTAGCCAAGTAGAATCAGGTTTCAAGAAAATCTATGGCTAAGGATCTAATCCGAGTTGGTAGGCTCTCGTTAAGCAAAAGCCTACCCTATCACGCAGAAGCAATAGCAGACGACTTACGACTGCATGATCTAAGAGAGTGCTTGATATACGGCTTAAGGCCGCTAGAAGCTCTTACAGAGCCTTTGGCTATACACGGCGCAAAAACATACACAATAAAATTTGATGACGCTCCTATCGCTATGTGTGGCTCTGTACCACTAGATCAATCCAGCGCAAGGATATGGATGCTTGGCACAAACAGCATCACTAATAACTTTAGGCCATTTCTTAGAGGGTGCGCTGATGCAATAGAGCTACTGCACAGTGATTATGAGTACATAGAAAACTACGTTCCAGCCGATCATCATGAAACAATTATGTGGTTAAGCTGGTGCGGATTCACCTTTGATGATGTGACGTATGATATATGCGGTCATACTATGATGCGTTTTGTGCGTTGCAGAGAGAAACATAAAGGTGTTATTGCTGAATTAACACGGCCTGTAATGCACTGAGCGACCCGCAAGGATACTCGCGTTGAGGATGCCACACAGATAACCGCAAAACTGTAACTCAACAACCTTAAAGAGAAGGACTGTAAAATGGCGAACTCAATAGATACCGCCTTTATTAAACAGTTTGAATCAGAGGTTCACATGGCTTATCAGCGCATGGGTTCTAAATTGCGGAACACAGTGCGTACAGTAAGTAATGTGAGTGGTTCAGTAGTTCGATTCCAAAAGATCGGCACTGGCTCTGCTTCAACTAAATCACGCAACGGTTTGGTAACTCCTATGGAACTAGCCCATACCACAGTAGAAGCAACAATGGCTGACTTCTACGCCGCCGAGTACATCGACAAGCTAGATGAACTCAAGACAAACATTGATGAGCGTCAGGCTGTAGCTAAATCTGCCGCCGCCGCACTTGGTCGTAAAACTGATGAGATTTTGATTACAGCTATGGATGCTGGTGCAAACTCAACTCAGATCCACGACACAAGTTCTGCTTTGGAAAAAGCTGATCTGCTGTCTTTGTTTGAGACATTCGGCTCTGCTAATATTCCAGAGGACGGTGGACGCTATCTTGCTATGCACCCGAAAGGTTATGCTGACCTGTTTGCTATTACAGAGTTTGCTTCTAGCGACTTTGTAGGTGAGCAGAATCTACCTTACGCTGGTGGCATGAGCATGAAAGAGTTCTTGGGCTTCAAAATCTTTTCAACATCAGCCGTAACTGCTGGTAAAAACATGGCATACCACACATCTTCTGTGGGTCTGGGTGTTGGTGCTGACGTTACCACTGAGTTGAATTACGTTCCAGAGCGTGTCTCACACCTTGGAACTTCCATGATGTCAATGGGTGCTGTTGTTATTGATGACAACGGTATCTATGAAGTCTTAGACAACAACTAATAGGAGATATTGAAATGGCTTTTAGTGCTACAGGATTATCTCGGTTAGCTGGTGCATCAAACATTAACTTGTGGGCTTACACAACTACAGACGCTATTGCGGCTGTTAACTCTGCTGGTTATTTTAACGATGCGGCAAATATGCTAGCTATTAGAGATGTTATAATTGTGGCTGACACAAACACTCCTACAACAAGTTTTGTAAGTGTTTTGTCAAATACTGGCACAGTAGTAGATGTGTCTGATGGCACAGCTATCGCTGAAACAGACTCAGACTAAAGGAGTGGGGGGCTTCGGCCCCCCTCGCTATACATGACAGTTACCAGTACAACCGCCGATTCAGCTATTGATATTTGTTCTAGGGCTTTGATTCTTATTGGAGCAAACCCAATTACTTCATTTGATGAAGGTAGTACAGAAGCACTTGTGGCTGTTAATATGTATGAAGATGTAGCTAGAGCATCATTAGTAAATACAAGGTGGAGATTTGCCACCAATCAGGCAGTAATGAATTTACTAACAGATATACCTACTGGTCGTTATGATCGTGCACATCAGCTACCTAATGACACCTTAATGGTTCACTCAGTTACAATTAATGACAACTTAATTGATTACCAGATTTATGGTGACAAAGTATTTAGCGATACAACAACAAGCGATAGTTTAATAATTGATTACACATTTAGGGCAAATGAAGAAAACTGGCCTTCATACTTTGTCATTGCTGTTGAATATGCGCTTGCCAATATCTTTGCCACATCTATTGCAAGAGATGCTAGCCTTGCACAACTTATGCAATCTGCTGGCACACAAACTATGGCAAAGGCTAGAAGCCTTGATTCGCAACAACAGACAACACGCAGTATCCCAACATCGAGGTTTATTACTGAAAGGCGAAGTTAATGGCTCGTATTCGCGTACCTATTAGCAACTTTCAGTTTGGAGAAGTCAGTCCGTCTTTGGTTTCAAGGACGGATACGCCTATCTACAATAACTCTGCTAAGAAGGTAGAAAACTTCTTCTTACGCAATGAAGGTGGATTACTTAAAAGATTTGGTACGGAAAAAATCTATGAGTATGACACTGCTGTAGAAGCGACAACATGCACAATAACAGTTAGTGATTATGCTAATATTGCTACTGGCTCTACTTTAGTTTTGTTTACTGGCAGTGATAAAATTACACTAGAGTTCGAGGCTTCTAGTGGAGAAAGCCCTTCATCTCCTTCTGGCAACACTCATTTTGTTAGGGCAAATGAAAGTAATAATACAACTGCTGATAACATTTTTACTGCTCTTAATGCAGTAACTGGATTTACTGTAGCTAATCCATCTGCGGCAGTAGTGACTGTAACTAGAGATACTCCTGTAAATCCCACTGAAAACTTAACTGTAACATCTTCTGATACGACCAGATTAGCTGTTACTGATTTTACTGGCGGTACAAAACAACAAGTACGAGTTGTGCCGTTTATCTTTTCTGATGATGAAAGATACATAGTAAGTCTTGAAAACGCTAAGATAAGAGTATTTCAGATAAGCCCAACAACAGGCGCAATATCTTTGGTTCAAACATTAACAGCCGATACATCATCTGCGGCTATACCATTTAGCGATCTGATTGTTTCTGAACTAACATACGCACAAGCTGGCGATGTTATGTTCATAGCGCATCAAACCTTTATGACACGCAAACTTGTAAGAACTAGCCTTACAACATTCCAATTAGAAACACTTACATTTGATGAAAGTCCAGATGGGTTCAAGGTACATCAACCATTCTATTCATTTCAACCAGTAGGCATGACCCTTGATCCTTCTGCTGATAATGGTAATGGCATAACTTTAACTACAAGTGCGGCTTACTTTGATATAACAGGAAGTCAATCTGGCGGTAACTATGCTGATTCAAAACACATTGGGGTAACACTTCGTTACCATGAAAATGAAATTATAATCACTTCTGTCCAGTCAGCAACACAAGCAACTGGTAACGTAACTGACAAGTTAGAAGTCAAACTTGCTACAGACGCTATAGAAACAACTGATGGGAGTGCAAATATACGCATTACATTCCCGCTTCATGGCTTGGCTGTAAATGATAGCATAGTCATTAGTGAGGCTGGTGGTGTAGGAGGTATATCGGCAAATCAAATCAATGGCACTGAAGCTGTACAAGAGGTTATTGATGAGAATGTAATTGTTGTAACTGCTGGTGCTAATGCTAATGCTTCTACTATTGGTGGCGGTTCACCTAAAATTAAAACACATGCCACCACTACAGAATGGGGTGAGCAATCATATAGCACACTACGCGGCTTTCCTGCGGCTGTAACGCTACACGAAAACAGATTGTGGCTAGCTGGTTCTGTTGCACAACCTGATGGTATATGGGCTAGCAAACCAGCATCATACTTTGACTTCGATGTAGGTGATGGTGAAGATGGCGATGCTATTGATCTGACTGCGGCTATTGGTGAGATTAATACTATACGCCATTTAACCTCTAATCGTGATCTACAGATATTTACAACGACATCAGAAATGTACATACCTTCATTTACTGAGAAGGCTATCACGCCAACAAACGCACAGATACGCAGACAGACGCCATATGGCAGTAACTTTGTACGTCCAGAGTCATTTGATGGTGCAACAATATATGTGCAAAAAAATGGATCTGTTGTACGCGAGTACATATTTTCAGATTCAGAAGCGGCTTATGTAGCCACTGGTATATCTGTTTTATCACCGCATTTAATTAACTCGCCTGTACAAATGTGCATCCTTAGAGGAGCTATTAACCGTCCTGAGTCATATGCTTTTGTATTAAACCTTGATGGCACAATAGCTGTCTTTACATCTAACAGAGCAGAACAACGTGCAGGGTGGTCGCAGTGGACTACTAATGGAAGATTTGATTCTGTTTGCACAGTAGATGATAGAGTGTTCTGTGTAGGCAGATTTGATCTAGGTGCTGGCACTGAGAAGTTTATTCTTATGGAGTTTAACTCTGCTATGAATATGGACTTCTCTGATAAGTTTGTTGGCACTGCTGGTGTATTTGATGTGTCTAGTCACTTTGCTAATGGAGCAAAGGTAAAGGTTGTTAATGATACTGATTACCTTGGCGAGTTTACTGTTGCTAGTGGCAATGTAGATGTGTCTGCTATACAAGAAATAACAAATGCTGAAATTGGCTATGACTTTAATGTTGAGGCACAAACACTACCGATTGATGCTCAGATAGCGGGAGGGCCACTCACAGGCGAACCTCGCTCTGTTAACAGGGTAGTGGTAGATCTATTAGATACCTTGTCTGTGTCGATTAATGATAAGAATCTAGTTATTCGTCAGGTAACAGATGATTTTAGTCTTTCAAGAACGCCTGTTACTGGCAAAGAAGAATTTAGATTATTGGGTTATAGCAAAGATCCAGTAGTTACAATTAAACAAACAGCACCATTATCATTGCAAGTTAATGGTATTATAGCAGAGGTATCGTTCTAATGGCTATTCCACTAGGTATTCAGATTGCCGCTACTGGCCTTTCAATGCTTTCAAGTTTGCAACAAGGCAAGGCTATTAAACGTGAAGCGGCATTTAATAGAGAGCAATACAAGCAACAGGCTATGCAACAAGAAATTGCTGGTCTTGAAAGGGCTAATATTAGGACGCAACAATATAGAACTGCTGAGTCTGCTAACCAATCTTTCCAAGCGTTTCTTAATAGAGATACGTCAGACATGTCTTTGAGATCATTTATGAACAGGCAAAAAGAAATAGCTTTTTCCGACATCTCTGCTATCGAGTCTGGTGCATTACAAGAAGCATCACAAAGCAGAACCCTTGGGCAAATGGAATCATTCAAAGGTCAGACTGCAATAAGAACATCTTATCTTAACGCGGCTAGTTCATTAGCATCTGGCATTTATCGTTATCATATTTATAAATAGGTGAATCATGGCGGTTATTAGGCAACAAAGACAAAACATAACAAAGCCAATCGGTGTTATTCGCTCTGATACAGGATTGTCTGAGCAGTGGGCAAGTGTCGGTCGCCTAGCTGATACTATGATTGAGTCATCTTTTAATGAGTTAAAGCGTGAAGCAAGAGAAAAAGGTATAGAAACAGCACAGGCCGCATCTGCCGCCAACATTAGAACTATTGATCCTATTACTGGTGAGCCAGAAGCGTTTAACATTCCGTCTGGCTTTGGAGTTGAGGCAAGAACAGCGTATCAAGATATTATTGAACGCCGTTACGTATCGCAAACTGAACAAGATTTTAGTGCAGAAGCGCAACGATTAGCAATTCTTTATCAAAATGATTCCAATGGGGTGGCTAAGTTTAAGACAGACTTCGGAACTTATATTGAAAACGCAAAGGGTACGGCAGTGCCTAAGTTTGCAAACATTATTGAAAATATTGGAAGCGCAATGCTGGCTTCCAATTCTCTTAACTTAATGAGCAAACAGAGTCAAAAACAGCATGAAGAAAATAGACAGCAAATTGAACTAGATGTAAACGATCTTGCCAATAAAATAGAATCTTTAATTGGTTTAGGCGATTCTAAATCTTTAGAAGATGCTCGTAACGCTTCTTTTTTAGCTGAAGAATTAATAGAAAAAAATGTTGATGGTGATGTTCAGTTTATTAGTAATGCAGAAGCAAAAAAATTAAGGCGAACTGTTAGTCTTGCAAAGGCTAGAGGCGCAACAAGACGCATAAATCAAATTATTTTAGATAATGAAGATCTAGAATCTGGCGATATAAATGATTTACAAATAGTTTTGCAAACAGGAAATGTAGAAAATATTTCTACTTTGCCCGAATCTTTACAAGATGTTGCGTCTGAATTGATGAGCAATGAAGATTTTAATACTCATTTTGACGCAATTAATACTGATTTGCGAGGAATCCAAGCTAATTTAGGGCAATCAGAAGCAGATGAAAGGATGCGTCAAACCGATATTGATCAGGAAGAAAAGCAAAAAGAGGATGATGAAAAAGTACAGTTAAAGCTTGGCATTAAACCTGAGGCGCAAAAAGTTAATGATACTCTAGATAAGCATATAAAAAGCGGTGATCTTTTTGCGGCACAGGACACATTAAATGCTTGGTTTGGTAAGTTAGATAGCATAGCTCAGAAGCTAGAATCTGACATTGATACAACAACAGCAAAGAAAAGAACAAGACAGCTTTTATTTGATCGTCTAATTAAAGATGTTAATGGTGTAACTGACTTAGAAGAAGCTACAGATTTTCGTGATTACATTGATAACGAAGGAGATTTAAAAGTTGATCTTCCTGATGATGTACAAGCCATAGCTGACTTTATAATTAAAAACGCTGAGTTTGATGTTGATAGAGATTCTATTGGTGCTGATACACAGGCTATTGTAACAGCTAAAAGGGCTGTTATAAATCAAAATTCTTTGTCTGCATCTAAACAAAATATACGAGAAAGTTTCATAAATAGTATAGGAAGCCCAACAACAAAAAGTCATCAAAATGAAATGGAAGAAATTATTTTAAATGGACGACCATCTTCTTTCTTTCTGACAGCAGATGCAATAAACACACAAGAACAATGGAAACCTAAAGTTTTAGCAAGTGGTGGTGTAATTCCAAGCACTCCTGTTGGTATTGTTAAAAGTGCTATTTCTGGAATGGTTGATGATCCAGCTAGAATTAATTTAGCTGTTAGTTACTTTGGAATGTTTTCTAGTGTTAGAGTTAAAGGCTCAACGCAAGAAAAAAACCTTTGGCAAAATGTTTTGTCAGCAGAGGAATTTAGTGCATTTGAAGAAACTCTTTATGCGGCAAGCATGTCAGAAAATGGCATCAATGACTTTCCAAAGATTGCGGCTACATTATCAGATGCAGTAAACAACGAAAGTGAATATCAAGAAAAAGTAAAAAAAGTGCTTGATGAGGGTGAAACTTTAGAGGGGCTTCTTCAAGGTATTGTTGGAACCAACAATGCAAATGTTTTTTTAGAAATGAACTCTTATCTAAAATACAAAATTGCTTCTGGCAATAAAGATAAAGATACAATTATTAGTGATATGACTCGCTATTATGAGCAACATTATCACGATACACAGGGCGTAGTTATCGATCCTGCATTTGGTCCAGTAGGTAAATCTAGGCAAGCATTGTCAGGTGTTTTTGGTGATAATGTTTTGCCAGCAGTAAATTACTTAAACAAAGTAGTTGCAGATCTTGGGATCAAAGATGCACGATTTGGATTGTCATATAAAGCTTTAGCTAGAGAACAACTTATGCCAAGGGATACTTATCAAAATGTAATTGAAGAAGAAATTGGTACAGAAGATATACAAACTGTAAAAGGTAAAACAAGATTACAATTACAGCCTATGCGGTACTCGGGAACAGTAGCAGAAAATGTTCAATACATGGCTGTGGTTTTAGATAAAGATGGTGGACTTGAGCCGTTTACATATACCTATGTAGATGACAAAGGAAGGACCGTTACAGATTTTCTTTATGTGTATCTTGATGACATTAAGAGAGGTGTTGCTAGATAATGCCTGTACTAGATCCGTTTTCACATAACTCTTTGTTATACAGAGGCGCACAGACACAACTTGAAAGGGACGATCCTAGTTACTTTGAGGTTGTTGGTGCATCTGTTGGCTACACATATGATCCGATTATTGAGTCTATAAGCAATGCTATTAAGTTTCGCGGTGAAGAAGATGAAAGCTATTTAGCATTAGAAGATATTGGCGGCTATGAAGCATATCGTGATGATTTAATGGATGCCAAAAATGCAGAACATATGGTCGAACTTAAACGTGCGATTGATGAAAACATTCAACGGCGTGACATACTTAGCAAGGCAACTTTTGGTCAGCACTTTTTTGCTGGCTTTGCTGATCCTATTAACCTTGTTGCATTACCCTTTGGTGGTGCTGGCATTGGCTTGGGTAGGGCTTTCCTAAGAGGCGGTGCATCTGTTGGAGCTTTACAAACAGGATT